ATATCAATACTCCCCGTAGTGGTAGAAACGCTGCCAGAGCTTGTTCTCGCCTTCTTCCGGCGACTGATCGCGAAACGTCATCACGTTCTGAGCTATCCACTCGTTAGCCTGCCTGTGGCTCATCTCCCAGTTGCGCTTTGCAAGCTCAGCAACAAAGTCAGACGTTGAGACGGTTACACCCATCTTAGCGCTGCGCCGCATAGCTTCATGGAATGACACCCGTATGTCGCCGTAACGTGGCATGACAATAGCTCCGATAAATACTGTATATAACTACAGTATTATTGATCGGTGAATTCAATCAAGCTGTAATTAGCACTATTTTGTAAATAAAATGACTTAAATAGGTTTTACATTGCGCTTATAACGCATTTTATTGATAACTTAAGGCGTGGTTGGCCGAATCCTAAGATCTAAATCAGGATAAAAAAAATGTTAAAGTTATTCGCTAGATACGTTAGTGTTGGCGTCATTAACACACTCATACACTGGACAACCTTCGCCATCTGCATAAAGTATGGCCAGCCTCAGTCCCTGTCGAACTTCATTGCTTTCTGTGTTGCTGTTACTTTCTCTTTCTTTGCTAATGCCCGATGGACGTTTTCCGCAGAGGCTACCACCATACGCTACATGATGTATGTCTTCTTCATGGGAATGGTGGCCGTGATGATTGGTTCATATGCTGACCGCATGAAGATAGAACCAGTGGTTACCATCGTTACCTTCTCAAGCATAAGTCTTATTTGTGGTTTTATTTATTCTAAGTATATTGTTTTCAGGGGTGGAAAATGAAACTTAATCTATTGCAACCAATCATTTTACCCATTAAATTTTAATCTTTATCTTGCCCATATTTAGCTTTATGCATTCTTGGACTATAAAAAGGCGAATGTGTTATCTTAACGTGTTTATTAAATTTTTAATGGAAAAGGATTGGGATATGGTTCTGGCTGGTAACACAGGGAAAGGCATATTAAATAACAAATTTTTTATACCCTTCATAACAACGTTTATATGTAGTATATTTATCTTCTGGTTTGAGTTAAGCAACTTCACGCTTTCAATTGACGAGGAATTTACAGACAATTTTAATCAGACTGTGATGATGGGCAGATGGTTTCATGCCATCCTCAGAAGATGGATTTTACCTGAACCGTTTACTCCATTTGCATCACTTTTCATTGGGATAATTTTTCTATCCTTAGCATCCTCATTCATGTGCAAGTCTTTAAAGCTCAGCAAAGAATCTTCAATTGTTTTTTCTTTGTTGCTGTCCTCAATTCCTCAGTTTGCATATCAGGCAGAATTTTCAAACCAGGTAGATACTGTTGGCCTGTCTATTCTTTTGGCTTCAATGTCTTTTTGCATTTTCGTATCTAACGATTGCAGAGTTATTTCTGTAAAATCTTTGTGGGCTGTAATTCTTCTTGTTCTTTCTACATCTATATACCAATCTTCACACTTTATAACTTACCCATTAACAATCACTGCGTGCGCCATAAACTTCTGTAATGGTTTCGGAAAGCGTTCATTTAGGCCTTTATTATTTGCATTTATTTCTGTGTTGGCGGTAATACTTTATCACTTCACCGCCAAGATTGCGCAAAGCATATTCGGTGTCACACCATTCTCTTACTTCATGTATCTTCTTGCTTGGGGTAAGTCACCCGCACATGAAGTAATCTTTAATATATATTCATCTATAAGTGGTTACTTTAAAGGTAAAACTAACTTTGGATTAACCCCATACTCATTGATTTCAATATCATTATTACTTGTCTTTTTTACAAAAGAAAAGTTATTTAAGCATAAGGTAGCTATTGCTGCTCTTTTAGTCTTGTGCGCATTAAGCCCGATGTTAATGATATTCGTGATGGGGGTAAATCAGCCTGCAAGGGTTATGATGGCCCTACCAATTGCCTTTGCGTGTTCTTTCATAGTTGTTTATCAACTGAATCTTTGTAAAAAAACTATTTTTGTAGCATCTTGCATACTTGTGGTGGTTTCTTGCGTAAACACAAGCAAATTATTCTACTCTGACAAAATGGCGCGTGTGGCTGACGAATCATTCTATAATGACATCGTTAACACAATTAGAATAAAGGATCCTGCTTTTTCTCCATATAGAAACAGGATCTATATTTATGGACCTTATGGACCAAATAATCCATGGGCTTTACCAAATGCTGATACCTTCGGTGCTTCTTATTTTACATGGGATAGCGCAAGTAACAGGAGAATTTTGGCGATGCTTAGGATGAGTAACATTGCGGATTTTAAGCCGTTGTCAGAATCGGAAGAGTTTAAGGCTAAAGAGATAGGCAAGACACTAGGTAGATGGCCTTCGGTAAGCTCTATAGGGGTCATGGGTGACGTGATCGTTGTAAGGCTTGGTGACCCATGGATGTAGCCTAAGATAAGCGCCCTAACGGGCGCTTTATTAGTTTACAATTTCAATATTCATCCAGCATTGGTTTGCTATCAGGTCAAGGTTTTTCCCAGCTATATGGTTAGCAATCAGGGTGATTTTGTCACCTGCTGCGACGTCCATTGGGCAGCCAGATATATTAATGTATGTCCCAACGTTTGTTGCGGACATGCAACTTTGCCCTGGTAGGCCTACTCCCTGACTGCCGTTTTTGGCAATCCTGAGTTCGCGGTAACTGCTGCTATCAGATGCAGCAAATAGAACCTGTCCAGATACCTTTATCCTGCTAATTCCATCTGGAATTACAATTTCACCACCGTATCCGGGCCATAGTGATAATGGGTCGTAGCTTCTTCCACCGAATGCAACAACTGCCCCCGTATTGCTTATGAGTGTTTGGTTTGCGGTAGAGTAAAACAGCCCTCCGCCTTGAATCCCTACGTCATTTAAACCGCCAGAAAGGTCGTTTATAAGAACCTTTGACGTGAAACTTGCTCCTGCATTGGCACGTCTGGATATATTTTTAAATCTGTTATTGATGGATCCATTTCTAGCCTCAATTGCATATCTGTATGCACTATCAGCAGCAGCTACAGATTTAAAATTACTAACGGAAGAGTATTTTACATTTTCATAAAAAACGACGCCGTCTGTGTATATATTTTTGGCAAAACCCCAACTTTCAATATCAGAGATAAAGATATCAGCAGAGTTTCCATGGGCAAAAGCTATGCCGTTTGAATCAGCGTTACTGTTGTGGTAGGCAAGTATGTTTGATTCATGAATGCTTCCCACTCCACTTGTGTATACGCCATACTGATAATAATTGAAGTGTGTGTTATGAATTGATAGCAGAGGCCTTCCAGAAGCTGACTGCCCCCCAGTTCCTGGCCAGTTTGGAGACCAGTAGCCAGTCTCCCACCGCACACAAGTTCCTGTGCAAATGAATATGCAGTTGCTTACATATATACCCTCAGCGGTATCACCAACAGCAACGCCCCTGTCGAAAGACCCGAAATAACAGGCAACGAATCTGTACTCAACAGGACTATACCTTCCTGTGATCTGAACTCCAATGCCGCACCTGGTATTGTATGCTCTGCTTTGGTCTCCTGTTCCACCGCCAGCACCCTTAAATTCACAGTCGATAAAGTTTATATTATCACCCTGATGCATATGAACGCAGACGTTAAACCCTTGCTCATATTCATTCACACCGCGCATTGAAACATTAAAGAATGAGCCGCGTTGAACCAGACCATGCTCAAAGTCCTCGGGCCATTCGAAATAAAATCCCGTAGCCAGCGCGAGGGTCGTTGTCATGATTCGGATATCCGAAACCTCGACAAAACGAATGCTGTCAGGGAATTTCGCTGAGAAAAGCGTTCCATTGCCTGTGTAGGTGATTGAGGTGTCTGACCGTGAAGCGCCCTTGATGACGCAATCCGTTGAGGGAGTGATGGTGATTTCTTTTGATATCAGATAATTCCCCGGAGGGAAGTATATTGACCCGATATTAGCGGCATACTGAACAGCAGCGCTATCATCCGTTACCCCATCACCTTTTGCGCCGAAGTCTTTTACGTTTACTGTGTCAGCGTTTTTGTCATGCTGAGAACGGATAACGGCGCCAGTGAGCTTCTGGAGCACA